TTCATGGCGCATTGTTCATACACAATGGCAAAGACACAGACGACAAGATACAAAGAACTGAACTCATCTTGAAGAAGTTAGGCACAGAGTTGGCAAGTTATGTCATGGCTCTGTTAATACTTCCACAGATGATGGACACAATGCAAGAGAGTAAAGAATATAAGAAGTTCAAAGACGAAAGACATTCAAGCACAGTTCATTAACACCTCATCAAGCGGGACTTACTTAAGTAGGACCCGCTTGAAACTTCAAACATATATACTCACAAACATTTAATCCCTAAAGAATAAAAGGGGTCCCACTACTTTTTGGTTTAGTGCTTGATTTAGAGGGTTAGTCCTGTTAAAAACATTTTCAGTAACATGAACTTAAATAAGGTAGATATTAGTAAATTACCTGCTGATATACGAAGGACCTATCTGCGTTATCAGGTCATGCATGCAGAAAAAAAGATACAGAACCAAGCCAAGAATGACTTTCTATCTTTTGTAAAGTGTGTATGGCCCGATTTTATAGAGGGAGCTCATCACAGGCACATTGCAAAAAAATTTAATAAATTAGCCACAGGTGAAATTAAAAGGCTAATTGTGAATATGCCACCACGGCATACAAAATCAGAGTTTGCGTCTTATCTGCTACCATCATGGATGGTGGGCCGTAATCCAAAATTAAAAATAATTCAGGCAACCCACACAGGGGAACTGGCCATTCGCTTTGGTCGTAAAGCAAAACATTTAATCGATTCTGTAGAATATCATAAAATTTTTAAAACTAGATTGCAGGAAGACTCAAAGGCGGCTGGAAGATGGGAAACAGCACAGGGCGGTGAATACTTCGCCGCTGGTGTTGGAGGAGCAATCACGGGTCGTGGTGCAGACTTACTGATTATTGATGATCCGCATTCGGAGCAGGATGCTTTATCCGCAACCGCACTTGAAAGCGCTTATGACTGGTACACCTCAGGACCAAGACAACGTCTTCAACCCGGAGCTGCGATAGTCCTCGTTATGACAAGGTGGTCAACCAAGGACCTGA